AGATCACGGCGGAACTCGCCAAGACTGCGGCCTCCACGGCTCAGACCACGGTCCACCACGGCGAGAAGATCGCTGAACTCAGGATGCGTATCGAACGCATGGAGGACCGGCAATGAGGTGGATCGTCCTCGCATTGCTCCTGACCGCCTGCAAGAGCGGCACGCAAGAGATTGCCGACAGCGCCAGCGCGATTGGATCCAAGGTGCAGTCGGCAAACCGGTCGGCTGAGAAGGTCAGTTTTGCTGCAATCCGGCAGTCTGAGACGGTCAGTTTGGTGCAACTGGACCTGATGTCCAACCCCCCGGACGTCGAGTCCGCACACAGCCGGCTGAGCGAGATCGGCGTCGATGCCGAAGTGATCAGGACAGAGGCCGAGCAGATCATGGCCTTGACCAATGAGATCAGCGTCGAGACTCAGGACATCGTCGGGAGCCTGCCGTCGGTCAAGGATGTGACGCCTTGGTGGTCAGGTTTCCTGACTTATCTGGTGGTTGCTGCGATCCTTATCGCTGCCGGCTTTATCCTGATGCACACGGGGATCGGTCACGCGATGGGTGCGTTGCTCACGCGCCTGATCCCGAAACGAAGGAGCAAGCAATGATCTTTGCAAGCATCGAGAGCCTCATCGGCTCAATCTGGGCAGTCGGTCTGGCGCTCGTGTCGGGATACGTTGTCGGCAACATCTTCCCGATCAGCAAGTTCAAGAAGTGATGACCCCCCCGTTCGCCCTGCTCCCCCGGCATGCGCCGGGGTGAGCGGGGTTCTAGGAGACACAGATGGCAACTCGTATTCAGGTTCGCAGGGACACGGCAGCAAACTGGGCAGCGGCCCCGACCACGGTGCTTGCATCGGGCGAGATCGGCTTTGAATCCGACACTCTCCAGTTCAAGATTGGCGATGGTGCGGCTCAGTGGCAGGACCTTGAGTACGCCGGTGGGACCACGCCGATCAAGCAGAACGCCAGCGGAACAACCATCACCGATCTCAATGACGCTTCGCTCCGCAACAACGGGAATGCCAAGTACCTGATCCTTGGAGCCGACACGGTTGGGAACGACCCTTCTGGCCTCACCACCGCTACCGACGGCCAGTTGCTGGTGACGGTCGCCAAGTATGACTATCTGGGTACGTCATCGGCCAACGAGCGTTACCTGATGACGCTTCATGCGCTCACCACCGGCAAGTTCTTCTACAGAACGTATGACGGTTCTGGGTGGAACGCTTGGAAGTTGCTCGTAACGTCAGACCCAAGTGGTAACGCCATTGTGTTCGGTGACCTTGCCGTCAACGGAGGCGACATCACGACGACATCGACCGGAACGGCCACGGTGTTCAACACGAACGCCACGACGCTCAACGTCGGTCAGGCTGCTACGACTGTGTCGATCGGCGCAACGACTGGCACCGCCACGATCCGCAACGCGACGACTGCTATCGATGGAGCGGCTACTGTCGGAGGAACACTCGCTGTCACTGGCAACACGACACTGACTGGTGACCTCGCTGTCAATGGCGGCGATATCACGACGACCTCAACCGGCACGGCGACGGTGTTCAACACAAATGCAACGTCATTGTGCCTTGGAGAGGCGGCTCCTACTGTTTCAATTGGTGCCTCCACCGGGACAACGACCGTCAACAACGACCTAGCCGTCAACGGCGGTGACATCACGACGAGCGCGACCGGTACGGCAACAGTGTTCAATACGAACGCCACGACGCTCAACGTCGGTGGGGCTGCAACGGCGGTGTCGATCGGTGCCACAACTGGCACCGCCACGATTCGCAATGCGACGACTGCTATCACTGGTAACGCCACTGTTGGAGGTAGCGCCACGGTCGGCAACTTCACGACATCCAATGTGATGCCGAAGGCACAAAATACGTCATCAACGTCTGTCGGATTCTACACGGAGATCAATAGCGTCTCGACCGTACTAACCTTGCCTTCCTCTCCGGTTGGAGGCAAGTGGATGTGGTTTGCTTTCAAAACAGGCGGTACTGTTAATTCAGGACAGGCTGGAATCAACACGTCAGGCACAATTGTCTGGGACTTTGACGCTGGAACCGCATACGGATTTGCTCTTCTAATAAGTCTTTCATAATGCCTTACATTGGAGCCAATCTCCCCTACAAGGGCTGGACGACTGACACTCAGTTCTCCACGGTCCCGCCCGGTTTCTCGCAGGACATGCTCAATGTCATGCCTGTGGACCAAGGTCGTCGGCGCCTGCGTCTCTCGTCTCGCGCTGGCTTCAACCCGATCTACGAGTTCGGTTCAGCCGGCCCGATCCAGTGCATGGTTCGGTGCGTGGCGTACACGGGCGCTGCTGGTGCGCTGAAGACGGTCATCAAGGACCGCACGATCATCGTCAAGGCCGGCGTTGTGTACTACATCGAACAGGGAGGAGTTCCGATCGCGTGCAATGTTGCGACTGGAGCATCGGCCCCCAACAACACCCCTGCTCTGAACGCCAGCGTCAAGACTGTTGAGGGGGTCCAGTTCAACGATTATGTCTACCTGTGCGACGGAATCAACTACGTCAAGGTTGACATCAGCCTAACGGCGCCGGTAGTCCAGAAGTGGGTAGATCCATATAACCATGTGGCTGCAACTGTTGGCACCAGCCACAACTACGCCACATTGATTGCCCGATACGGCGCACGCATTGTGCTGTCTGGTGTTGCTGATGCAGAGACCAACTGGTTCATGTCTCGTATTGACAATCCTGAAGACTTTAGTCCTACTACTGCTGTCGAAGACGCAATCGCAGGCAGCGGTTCCGAATACGGAACTCTTGGCGATCGCATCATTGCTTTGATCCCTCTTGGCAACACCGGCATGTTGTTCGCCGGCCAGCGCAGCATGTCGTACCTGACGGTCGATCCTGCGCTCGACCCCAATCCGCAGATCATCACCCTAAGCAGAAGCATCGGCATTGTCGGCCCCCGTGCGTACTGCTATGGGCCTGAGAAGATCGCCTACATCCTTGGCTACGAGGGGCTGTATCGTGTCAGCCCTAACGACTTCAGCCTCGATCGTGGCAACCTGATCAGCCTGAACGTCCTTGACTCGTTCTTCTCCAAGACTCAGTGGGAGGACATCGACGCCGTTCTGACGTATGACGTCGAGTTGCGTGGGGTGTGGATCTGGCTGACCCGAAAGGACCAGCCGTCGATCAGTGTCCACCTGTTCTACAGCGAGCAGACCGGCGGTTTCTTCCCCCAGCGCCTGTACGAACCGGGGTTCTATGGCGCCCTGTCTTCGTGTCAGGCGATCGTCACGGATGGTCGAACGCCTGTGGTTCTGATGGGTAGCGCAGATGGCAAGATCGGGTACTTCGACTACCGGATCATCGCTGGCATCGATGGGTACCCCGCCAGCGGCTATAGCGCGACGTACACATCACCGACACCGTCGGAGTCTGTCGAACGAAGGGTTCTCAGCAATCTGAGCATCGGACCAATGCTTGGTGACCTTGGTGTCCGGGTCATGCTGCGTGACGTCCTTGTTGAATTGAACTCTGAAGAACACCTTCCAGACACTGCTGTCAAGGGCAATCTGCCCCGTCCGACGCTAGCCCTGTCTTATGGTGACACTGCTGAGAAGGCTATTGCCAGCAGCCTGACGACCGTTCGGTTCGTTCAGGTCCTGTCCGTGACGGTTGACGGTGGAGTGGCTGGAACCTCTTCGTTCGATTCAACGATTGATGGCGACGACGTTACCCCGACGACCATCACGGCATGGGAGGATGGCGGATACGCCCCGACGTCATTTGGCAACTACGAGGCGCGGTCCACGTTCGTTGAGCCTGAAGACCGCGTTTACGACGGTGCCGTGCCAGATTCTGAGTACAAACTCCAGCGTGAAGTGTGGGATTCCAGTGACCGATGGGTGGTTTACAACAGTGACAACACTTCTATCGTCTACGTCCAGCAGGCACTGAACGGGGTGTATAGTGAAGACCCGACCGTCGGTGAGTACCGATTCCGACCCGACGGTGTGACAACCAGTGCTGGACTCCAGTCCGATGACACCGCCAACTTCGAGGGCGTGTTGCTTGAGGCTGAGAACCTTGCGCTTGGCGAGTTGTACGAGGGCAATAATAATCACTTCCGGTGCAGGGTCAGGGCTGGCGCGGCCTACCTGCAAATCAGCAGTCAGGGCTACCCGTGGGCGCTTGAGCGTGCTTCGGTCCTGATCGAACCGGTTGGTACGCGCCGCACTGTGCGAGAGGTGACCTAATGGGACTGTTCGACAGAATCTTCGGCGGCAAGAGTCGCCAGCGCAGCGCGCAACAAAATCAAATCAGTGGTCTGCAAAGCGGACTTCGCGGTCTTGGTACTCAAGCCGGCACCGCATTTGGGACTCTTGCTGGTGAGGTTGAGGGTTTCTACAAGCCAGCCCTCGACTATCAGCAACAGCAGATGGACTCGGTTCTCAACCGGTTCATGGCTGACCGTACTGCCAACATCGACCAGTATCGAACTGGGTATGAGCAGAACATTTCTCAGTTCCAGACCGCATACGACGACATCCGTCGGCAGTACACGGCTGGCATGGAGCGCGTGTACGGCGAAGCGGCCACGGGTCGGCAGGCGATGCTTGAGAGCGTTGATCTTGCCACGCAGCGCAATGTATCCCGTATGCAGGCGCGTAACGCCTTCAGCGGCCTTGGCCTGACGACCTTTGGGCAGCAGGCTGTCGCCGCTCAGGAATCGGAGGGCGCCCGTCAGCGCGGAGTGATTCAGGAGCAATACGCCGGCCAGTTGGCCGCGATCCGTCAGGCGCAGACTGCTGGAGAGACTGCACTGGCCCAGCAGCAGGCCGGTGGTCTGAGTGATCTTCGCACCCAGCGGACTACTGGACTTGCGGAGATGGGCGCGTCATACAGCAGTGCGCTCGCCGGATTGCAGCAGGGACTTGGTTCTCAGCGCCTTGGCCTGATGATGGGTATGCAAGGCCAGCGCATGGACTACCGCCAGCAGCAATTGATGGCACCGATCGGCTATCAGGAACAGGCCCTGACTATGCCGTTCAATGCCCAGATGAATCTGGCGATGCAGCGCGGATCTGGATCTCAACAATTCACCAACGCCCTGATGGGTGCCGGACTTGGTCTGGCCGGCAATGTCCTTGGCGGCATCTTCGGATAAGAGGAATCAACATGGCATATCAGTACCCAACGATCGCTTCCCAACTGGCCGCAATGTCCGAGAGCGAGTCTCCTAAGTACCGTCGCGGAGTTGCTCAAATGACGAAGGTCAAGTCTCAGGACTTCCTGCTTCCAGAGGATGCTGCGGCAATCCAAAAGAACGAAGAGGTTAGTTCGGCAAACCGAGAAGCGTTGCGATCCAAGCAGCCGGGTTCATCCCCAAAACTATCGATGATGACACCTATCGGCAAAGAGATGCCACTGGCCGCGTCTGCTCCTGCATCAACACAGCCTTCATTCTTGTCACAGGTTGGCAAGGCATTCGGCGGTGTTGCCCCAGATCTGTTCCGTGGAATCGCGGCAGGTCTTGCATCGTACGACGGGAATCCTCTGACCCCATACAGCGGAGTCGGTGAGGCGATGGCTGCGACCATGCAGCGCAGTGAACAGACTCGCGAGGCTCGTCGCAAGATGTCTCTTGCCGGCGAGGAGGGCGAAGCCGCTGCCAAGATGGAAGCCGGATTCGAGCGCGAGATGAACAAGCAGAACTTGGGAGACTTCCGTGGCATGGCGCAGCCGTCTGCTGATGATCGTCGGTACTTCGACGACCTTGCCAAGATGGAAGGTTTCAAGATCGGCGTGCCTTCCGACAGCGTGAACAAGGCCATGCTCGCCTACACGGCTGCCAACCCGTTCAGCGCAACCGAGCGCGACCGCATGGAGGCTGACATGCGAAAGAGCCTCCAGTCTGCACTCCGCATCTCGTTCTGAGGACACCATGAACCCATTCCAACTGCGAAGTTCGATGGAACCATCTGCCGAGTTGGGTGGTTCCTATCCTCAATCCGACATCGATCAAGGAGCATCTCGCCAGCAGGACTCTGACATGCTTGGACGGATCGACTCCGTCATCGAGCAGATGAACAGCAATCCCGGATGGGCGATCGGTGACCCGTCGATCAGTGGTCCGCCGTCGTTCGGCAAGGCGGTCGCCGGCATCGAACAGGGCGACTATCAGGGTCTTGAGATGCTGGAGTTCGGCGCCGTGCGCGGGACTCCGGCTGTTTCATTCACTGATGAAGACGGCCAGCGTCAGGTCATCAAGGTGACCATGCCGCAGTGGCTGGGCATGATTCAGACTCGCGACGACGCTCGATCCGACCTGCGCCGGCAGCGAGAACTGGAGTCGAAGAAGCAGGCGTTCGCCGGCCAGTTCAAGGCGTTGGCCTCTCGCGTTGGCGAGTCGCAGGACCCGATGGTCAGCCAGTACCTTGGACTGCTGTACGACATGGATCCGGGCGCTGCCATGCAGGGCCTCCAGTCGTTCTTGAAGGCTCGCAGTGGTCGCGAGGACTACGTCATGTACCGTGGCGCGGAGATGCCATCGTCCTTCGCTGAACAGGTTGGAGCGATCGACGACGCTCAGGCCGACATGCGAATGGATGCGTTCCGTCGGTACGCCGGGAACTTGGCTGATACCGGTCGTATGCAGGCGGCTGGTGCTGTCAACATGTACTCAACGCTCATCCGCCCGAAGGGTGACAGGGTAACTCCTCGCGGTATGACCATGCCGCAGTGGTCGCAGCAGACGCAGAACCCGATGGCTCTGGCCCTGCTGGTCGATGCCATGCGTCAGGGGCTTGTTCCGGGCGTCAGCCAGCCGGTGCAACTCCCGTCGATGGTGAACGGGCGTATTGAGCCGAACTCGCTGAACCAGTTCATGTCCCGGTTCAACGAGGTGTCTGGCGCTATGGGCTGGGGTCCATCGTCGGAAGCCGACCTGCCCGTGATCTTGGATGCTCTGAACCGTGTCCGTGGAGGCATGTTCATCGATGAGCAGCAGGCAGTTCCTTCGTCTACTGGTCGTCAGCAGGCGCAGGCGCAGCAGCCTGCTGGGGCGCAGAAGCCGATCGGCGTAGGCCAGCGCAGTGCGTTGACCAACATTGCCGACCTGACCATCGACCCAGTGTTGCAACGCCAGTTGAAGTCGGGAAATCCCCAAGACCTGACGCTGGCGTTCCAGAAACTTGAGATGCTGTACCGACAGTCTCAGCGTGACCCATCTGTTCTCGCCGGCGTCGGCATCTCCAAGGCCGATCTCGAAGCAGCAATCCAGTTGTTCAACATCGAGTGACATATGAGCCAATTCTCGTTCTTCCCGCAGGCTGACGGTTCCGACCCGCTCGCAGACGCCCTGTCGCAATACCGTCGCAGCAAGAAGACGCTTGGTCAGCGTTCGGAAAGCGAAGAGTCTGGTATGCAGTTTGGCCGTGCAGTCGCCGGCCTGCTGAACGATCTCGACCCACTGAGTTGGGTCGTCAGCCCGTCGTCCGTGATGGACGACATCGGTGACTTCGGAACGTTCATCGACCGCGTCAAGACGATCGAGACCAAGAAGCAACTGGACAGCGAGATGGCAAGCGGCAAACTCACGCCGCAGGAGATGCTGCTTCGCCAGCAGCAGATCGAAGTACTCGACAAGATGATCTCTAGCGAGGCCCAGCAGGCTGCTGCTGCCACGCAGGAAGAGATCGCAGAGAAGGGCGTGGTCGGCATGTTCGGCCAAGGCGTCAAGGCCGGCGTCACGCAGGGCGTGGTGTCGTCCATGCGCGGGTTCACCAACCTCATGCCGGTTGACGGCGATGCGTTCTGGTCTGGCGCACAGCGCGAGACCGGCATGGCTACCCCAGAGGACAGCGTGTCCGGCAAGATCGGTCAGGCTGTTGGTAGCGGCCTGTTCAGCGCGGCTTCGTTCACCGTCAACCCGTACCTTGGTACGGCTGTCATGGGCCTACAGGGCTACGGCGGAGGCATCGAGGCTTACGATCAGGCGTACCAGTATGGCCTGACCACTGGTGACTACAGCCAGTTTGAGAAGATCACGTCCGGCCTGACCAGCGCAGCGATCGAGGCTGCGACCGAAACCCTTGGCTACGGCATCGCCAGTCGTCTTGCCAAGACTGGTGTGGCCCAGTGGTTCGCGCAGCCCGGTGCGCGTGCGGTCATGGGAACGGTCGGCAAGATGTATGCAGGCGAGGCCCTCGAAGAGGGTCTCGTTCCGATCTTGCAGAACGGCGTGAAGATGACCGGCTGGACCGGCATGCAGCCGGCTGAGTGGAAAGAGGCGTTCGGTCAGGCTGCGACTGATGCGTTCTACGGTGGCTTCGGCGGGTTCGGCGCTGCTGGCGTCAACGTGCCGGCGGAGATCGTGCGCCGCCAGCAGACGAACAAGTTGCTGCGCGAGGCCGGCAGCAAGTATGCCGACGAGTCCTTCGTCGAAGAGATTGCGCCGAAGCGTGCTGCTGCGTTGCAGGCGATGACTCCCGAGGAGCGTGCGCTTGAGTCCGATCAGGCCGAGCAGTCACTTATGCAGGCCAGCGCGGACCTTGGCAAGGCCAAGGAGAACGTCGGCGCCGTGCAGGCGCAACTCATTGCGAAGCAGCAGGAACTTTCCCGTGCGCGTCGTGGTCGTGATCAGGCACGCATTCAGGCGCTCGAAGCGGAGGTTGCAACGGGCGAGGCTGGTCTTGAGACTGCTCGCCAGAATGCAGCATCGATTGCGGCAGACTATGCGGCGTCACAGTTCAACTACCTGACGGCGCTGGCATCGATGTCGGCTGGCGCCCCGACGGTGCAGATGACCGTGGACGATGTGTTGAGCAGCCAGCAGTACAACCCGGCGACATCTGCAACTACGGCCCAGAAGGCTGTCGAGCAGCAGTTGACTCGTCTGGGGTTCAAGGTCCAGTACTACGACGGTGGTCAGCAGGGCGACACCCGTCCGGCATTCTTCTCGCCGCAGACGCCAGACACGGTCTACCTCCGTGCTGACGGCAACATGAAGTTCAGCGAGATGATGGGTCTCGCCATGCACGAACTGACCCACTGGGTGCAGTTCAACGACAGTGGTCTGTGGAGTGCAATGCGTGAGACGATGGACGACCAGACGATGCTGGCCGCTGCCACCAAGTATTGGCAGCAGGCGGCTGGTATCGATCCGCAGGTCCGCCAGTCGCTTGCCCAGATCATTGCAGAGGCTGATGGCAAGCCCATCTCTGGCGACGATGTGGCGCAATTGGAATCTCGCATGGGGCGCTCGCTTGTGGAAAGTGAAGGTGCTGCCAAAATGATCGAGAACGGTGCTGCTGCACTGTTCCGTGGCGAGGCAGTACCCGGCTGGTTCGGACAGTTGGTGACCCGTATGGGCCTGCGTGGCCGGTCGGCCATGAGTGCGCTCAAGTTGTACCGTGGCCTTCAGGAGGCCGCGAAGAACAACAAGGGCTACACCCCCGGCAAGGTCGGGTTCACGATTGACGCGGCGCAGCGCGGACTTGAGGTCATGCGTCGAGCGCGGCTCCAAGCGGCGGGGGCTGTTGCAGCGCCACCGGCAACGCCACAGCCACAGGCGGCTCCG